CACAATGAAGATCAATCCCGCACTTGCCGGCCTGGCTACACAGACACCGGTAAAGAAACAGACCGGCGCGGCCGCCAAGAAAAAAGCCACGCCTGGCAAAAAGAAAGCTACGGCAGGCGCAGGCGCTGCGTTGGCGAACCTCAGCCAGATCCTCAACAAGTAATTGTCAGCTCCCCGGAGAAAAAAATGGTTAGAGACTCAAACGGCAATCCCCTCAAAGAGGGCGATTTTGTCATGGTGGAATTGAAAAGCCAGCTAGTAAAAGGCCAGGTCCAACAGATTTTCATCCACGGTGGCCCTTCGTTGGCGGTCCGTCCTGAACTGGCTCAAGGACGCCCCACACAAATTGTTGTGATGTGTCCGGTACAAGTGACCTTACATCCGCAGCAGGAAATCGCCGTGAATATTACGACGATGGTCAAACCTGAAACAGAACCCGCTGGCTCACCGCTCAAGCAATAACCCTCCCCGGAAAGCAGCACAGCCGACATGGCTTCAACAGTAACAAATCAAAAGCCGCTGATCATCACCGGCACTGGCGCAATGGCCCAGGACTTCTGGACCGCTATCGGCGTTCCTGTGGGGCAGGGCAAGCCGATCGTTGTGGACAAGATTGTATGGGTAGCGCCTGGCGCTTCCGCCTCGTTCACGATTACTGACGCATCCACTGGCGCAAACGTAATCGCGGAAGGTAGCACGCCGGCAACTTTTGTTGGCGCCGATCCGGAATACGACTTTCCGAACGGTGGCAGGCCTTGGCGCAATTGGAAAGTTACCGCGCTGTCAGCCGGAACACTGGTCATTTACTACCACTAGATGAAGCCGCGTATCTGGAAAAACCCGTTTTTGGGCTGGATGGTTACATCCGTTACAGGCAACTGGAGATTTTTTTCTTTTACTGAGGCACTGCACTTCAGTCTTAAAGTCGTGGAAGTCCAGCGGCAAGATATGCTCTTCAAAAAATGAGATACCGAATTTACAGATTCAACTTTGACATCCTCAAAGATTGGTTCTCAACCGGTATCCACCTAAGAAATTCGTACGAGATTTTGGAAGGCGGTCTGCCTCCGGACGCAAAGATTGTCAGCGTGATGTCGTACGGCAACTTATTGCAGATTCCTGAAGAGGTTGCTACCGGCATTGAGCTGCTAGTCCAGAGCGAATCTTTTGATCCGGTGGACCGCCCTGAGAATATTCCGAAATTCCCGATCACCGTCCGCTCCTTGTAATGTCTGTTATTGAATTTCCGGATAGAAGTACTTCGTACAGCGTAGCGAGTTCCAAACCTGAGGATCCTGACAAGCTGGCGCGGCTTCGGCTGCGCGCTAAGACAGACCTGATGTGGCTGGCGAATGAGGTCCTGGGCTATGACTTCCAGGAGAACCCGCATCGCGGCCTCTTTAACTGCTACCTACATAAAGATCCAGCGCAGAAGAAAACGCTGACGGAACTGGATCCAGTAAAGAAGCGGCGGCTTATTCTCTGGCCCCGCGGACATTTCAAAACGAGCGCCGCGGCCGTAGAGGCTGTCCAGCTCATCCTCAATTTCCCGGACATCAGGATCATGATCCTGGCCGGCGATTTGAAGGAATCGAAAGTTCGCCTGGAGGAAATCAAAGGGCACTTCGAGAACTGGGGCAAAAACGGCAAGCTGCAGAAGTTATTCCCTGAATTTTGCTCCAAAGTTCAAGGGCGCAGGATGGGAAATTCGCGGGTGTTTATCTCTCCCGCGCGTGTGAGAAAGAATTTGCGCCAGCCGACGCTGGCGGTTTTCTCACCCAAGATTTTAAAGACCGGCACCCACTTTGATGTGGCGATGATCGACGATCTGGTGAATGAGTTGAACTCTCTGAAACCAGAACAGCTGGCCAAGAGCATTGCGGACTACAAGAGCATTGTTCCCGTCATCGATCCTGAAGGATTTATTTACGTCTCTGGAACGCGCTACTCCCACAGCGATTGTTACGGCTACATCCAGGAACTGATTAAAGAAGAGGGCCTGAGCAACTGGCTCGTAAGTCTTCGCACAGCCAGCATTACTCGCTGTAAGCAGGCTGGCTGCAATCACGCTGATATTCGTCATCTAGACGGCGGCGGTGCTTGTTCCTCGTCGATCACTCAGGCGGACGGCGTAGAGGTTCCATGTGGCTGCCAGAAGTTTGAGTCGAGCGGAATAGTTGAGGTTCTTTTCCCGCAGGCGCAGACAGATCACGGCACGATTGGTTTCACTCCAGAAATACTGGAAAAGCTGAAAATCGAGCTTGGGCCAGAAGTATACGGCTGCCAGTATGAAAATAATCCGCTCATTGCGGCGAACCAAAAATTCACGCGCGAGATGCTTTATTCGAGGATCAGGCCACGGCATCTGATTCCGTCGCGCGGGCCGATCGTTATCCAGGTCGATCTGGCGGTTTCGCAAAAGAAGCGTGCTGACGACATGGTTTTGATGGTGTCGCGGATCCGCAACGGCCGCCACCACATTATTGACATCATTGCCGGGCACATTCCTCCCGACCAGCAGCCGAAAGTTATCTGCGACCTGATTTTTAAGTACGGGCCGCGCGCTGTATTCATCGAGAAGAAAACCGGCGCGCAATATCTTGAGCGGCTAATAGTTATTGAGGCTCAAGAGCGAAGGCTGAAGCATCTGCCGCTGCAATTGGTGGACGCTGACAACAGCCAGGGCGCGAAGGACGCCAGGATCGGCGCACTTCTTGGATACATGCGGCAGGACCGCATCCTTTTCCTGCACGGCGTGGCGAACTGGGAAAAGCTGGAATCACAGCTCCTGGTCTGGCCGAAAAATCAGCTGCATGACGATCTTGCAGATTGCCTGGGACTACTTTTGCAAGCGCCTACGGGCTTTGAGAACGATCCGCTGCCTCCGGAGCCGGTTCCTTACTGGCTTCGTGAACAGCAAAACCACGACTCGCCGCTGGAACATGGCGGACTTCCGTTCGGAATGATTGGCATGGCTGCGTAAAAGCAGTCTTCCAAAAAGGCACTCTCCCTCACATGAAAAAACTATTTGCTTTTCTGGGCTCTTTATTGTCCCTAGGCGGCCGCGCGCTGCCGCCTACGCTGGTTAACCTGGCTTCCTTTTTCGGCCGTAAACGCAAGCACAAGGGCACACAACATCCGGGCTCATACGTGGGCTGTCCGAAAGGAAAGTACGACGACAAGAACACTCGGCAGCGGCGTCGCGCACGAGCGACGGCCACAATCATGAAGGAAGTCCGGGGGAAATTTGATTTACCGCGCCGCATCGCGCGCTCCATTGTTCGCACTCGAGTAAACCGCGAGTGGAGGGCTGCGTGAAGGAATTTTTTGCCGGTATCGGCGCGTGGTTACATATACAGTGGAACGCGCGGACAGTGACTTTTAATTTGCGCGCCGAAGTTGAAAAGCTTCGTATGTCTCTTGCCGCAGAGAAAGCTCTGTCTTTAGTCCGCCTGGAAAACCTGCAAAAGCTTAACTATTTAATGCGGACCACGGCGATACGTTTAGCGCCAAAGTCAATGCATGAGTTGATGGGCGGCTCCAATCAGAGCACTGGCAACGTGTGTTACATCCATCCGGAAACGCTGCGCAATGTCCGCGGCATTGACGTTCTCAGCGATGGGCAAATTCTTACAGTCGGTGCAGAGCCTCACAAGACCCTGATTGTTGTTACGACGCTGATGCCCAGAGCCGGCGTGATCTTTGCGCCGATGAATCACGCATTTTTTAACGCCCAGCAGCTTGAGGACTACAGCAAGAACTGGCGGGTGTGGTGATGACGACTGTAAAAGCTGTCCACGTCGACGTGATGGCGCAAGACAACCGGAGTTTGATCAAGCGTTACCGGTTTCAACCGCCGAATGACCCAAAAACCGGCAATAAGACCAAATTCACGTCAATCGGCATTCAGCAGGTGCTGGAAAACTTCGTCAAATGCTTCGAACGCGACAATCCCGACCACAAATACCGCCTGGTGGAGCTGGCAGGGGCGCGATTCAGGCTGGTACATGAGGTAATTCCGTGTACTGCGCCGGACTGCAAAAAGCCGGCATTGTCAGATAAATTCTGCCGAAAACACCTAAAAGAGGCGTTTTTGGCGGAGCAGAAGGCTTTAGCGGCCGCTGCGGAGTCAGGACAGAGCAACGCAGAAGATCTGGGACGCGATGTGATGCCGCCGCGCGTGGGCGGAGGAGTTGCGCTGGCAAATCATCCGTTCTTTTCCATGGTAAGGCCCAGCGATCCCGCTGGGCAGACATGCGCGGTTGAAGATTGCAAATTTTCTGAGGCAGGACACCCGGCATGAGACTTCGCGGCACATACGTTATCGATAAGTCCGGGGCGCTGTTCTGGCTGGAAGCTTTCTGTATTGAGAGTGCCGCTTTGAAAGAGGCGTACCAGCACGATCCGATGGTGGCATTCACCTGCGAAAACTATGCCCACATGGGCGTGATGGTGGGTTCGGCGTGAAACAAATTAACCCATTCGATTTGTATGTGATGTTGCAAAAAGTTCCAGTGGTACAGATTGTCAAGCGAGATGGGCGGCTAATAAAAAGCCATGATGATCTCGGGCCTACGTTTGGCCCAAATATCTACCCGGAGATCGGACCACTAACGCGCGGAACGATCATAGAGATTGACGGCGAACCTCACGAAATCACTACTACGGTTCCTCCCATAACTACAGAAATTTGGTAGAGGTAATTGCCAAAATTCTGCCTAAATCTTGACAACAAATTCCCGTTTAAATGCCAGCAGTATCAGAGAGCCAGCTTGAGGCGCAATATCCGCTTGTTGAGAGGATTGCTAACAAGGTTGGAAGGTCGCTGCCACGGCATGTAGATCGGCGTGACCTGGTCCAGATGGGAATGCTCGGGCTACTGGAAGCGGCCGGGCGTTACGAGCCGGCGCTGGGCATCGATTTTCCAGTTTTTGCCAGCCAGCGGATTCGCGGCGCAATTATGGACGGGCTGCGCGACGCTGATTCCTGTACCCGCAACGCGCGCAAGGCGGGAAAAAGAGCTGAAGAGATTGAACAGACGCTCCGCTTACGCCTGGGACGAGAGCCGGACAAAGAAGAAATTGCCAGGGCACTCGGAATTCACCTGGCTAAGTTTGAACGCATACGTTTAGATCTGGAAGCCAGTAAGTCCCCGCAGCTTACCCAGAACGAGCACGGCGAATATGAGGATTTGATTGCCGCGCTGCCTGCGCCCGAACCAGAGAAACCGCTTTTCCCCGCAGGAGCTGTTTCGCGTTACGTGAAAGAGCTGGAGCCGCGACTCGGGAAGATAGTCCAGATGCACTACTTCCAGGGATTGAAGTTTAAAGAAATTGGTATGCGCATGGGCGTGAGCGAGTCGCGCATTTCACAGCTTCTTGCCAAAGCACTTATGGATCTCCGAACGTTCATGAGATTCGATCCGAATTTTAAATGCCAGAAATAGTCATCAGAGATCTTCCCGGCGCAGTTCCACCGAGCGAAGTACAGCGCCGTCTTGAAACGGAAGACCTGGCGTGGCCAGAGCAGGACTTTGAAGACGCTGCGGCGATGAACATTGTGCTGGCCGATGTGGAGCGGACAGAAGGATTTCTGGTCAGCCGGCAATATACGCGGCAATGGGATTTCGGAGACCGTTTGTTTTATGCCTACGTGGCACCTGAGCCGTGGCCGGGTACGCAGGTACCGCGCAGCTCGCTGGGCATGCCTATGGTGTCCACGCATTTGTTTTCTCTGCTCTCGTCTGTAGTGCAGGCGTTTTTCTCAGGCAGCAAACCGCTGCAGATTGATGCGCGCCCGGGCACAGATCCCAAGACAGCCGACGCGAACCAGGCTCTGGTGATGTGGGAGCTGGAGCAGTGCAACTTTAAGCAGGAATTGATCTACCTGATTTTCGACCTGCTCCTTTATGGACAGGGCAATGGATGGTGGGGCTTCCAGCCGGTAGTAAAGAAGAAACGCCGCAAAGTGCGCAAGGAAGTTGCGCCGGTCCTGGGTGAGACGAAAACAGATTCGAGCTCCGCGCAAAAAGTAGGCGGTTCAAAAACCGAAGTCGTCACGGTCACGGATGAAGAGACCTGGGTACTGCCGAAATTTGAGTATTCGCATATACGCCATTACGGCGCCGATCCGGGTTGCCGGCGTGGTGACATCCGCACGGGCAAGTTTGCGTACCGCCGGATCTATCTTTCGGCCGAAGATTTGGACAATCTGCGCGACGTGGACGGCTACCAGAATATTCCCTCGCGTGAATTGCTGGAGCAGTTAACCACTCCGGACAAAGAGCCGGCCAGCGCTAACGCGCTGGAGATGGGCACATACAGCAGCACGATCAATGCCGGCCGCAAAGCGCTGCCACGCTGGGAGCCCAGCACTGCCGATCCGCTCAAGCAAGGTTTTGAAGTAATCGAGTACTGGACGGGCGATCGCACGATTTGTGTTTTAGAACGCCAGCTGGCGATTCGCAATGCGACGCATGAGCTGGGCGAGATTCCTTCGCTCTCCTGCCCGTTCTTTATGTCGCCCGATTCCTATTACGGAATGGGGCTCACGCACATGATTGGAAATTTCCAGCGTGTGATGCAGGGCACAGTCAACCTAATGCTGGATGACATGACGCTGAACCTGAACGGCATGTACGTCTCAGGGAAGGGTTACAACTCATCTGGCCAGGCAATCTGGGCGCATCCGGGCAAAGTGGTG